AAGGTAAGGATAAATCGCACCTTACAATTAAACTCTATAAAGAAAAGCCATCTCAGCAAGAGTTTAATAAGCAAATGAAAAGAGTAGCGGGGCACGAGTTTGGTGGATAAGTTTAGCACATATACAGAAAATCGTATTGATGCCATTTGTGAAGAATGCGATTTATACGAAGATCTAGTTGTTGAGGCAGCTGAATACGAAGGTAAAAAAGTTAAACTTAACGATCCTATTCGTACTTCTGAAGTATCTGGTAAAAAGTTTAAAGTCTATGTAAAGAACGAAAAAGGCAATGTTGTCGTAGTTCGTTTTGGTGATCCAAATATGGAAATTAAAAGAGACGATCCAAAGCGTCGTGCATCTTTTAGAGCTCGTCACGGTTGCGATAATCCGGGTCCTAAGTGGAAAGCAAAGTATTGGTCTTGCTATCAATGGCGCGCCGGTGCTAAAGTAGATAGTTAATTTAATAAATAGAAATAAACAATAAACGGGTAATCTAATGAAAAGCTTTAAAAACTACATCGAAGAAGCGCACTCAGAATGGCATGTAACCTTTAAAACAGGTCATAAGCCTCAAAGAGTAAAAGGCCGTAATACTGCCGAAGCAATTAAAAAGGCTGAAAAAAGAGCTCAAAATTCTGGTGAAAAAGATTCACGCTTAAAAGCAATGTATAAAGGAATCAAAAAAGTTTCTGAAGAAGCTGAACAAATCGATGAGAGAAATGCAAAAATCGATCGTTCAGTACAAGATTTTCATGTGAATGTACCTGGTCACGGAATGGTATTAGTCAAAGCTCGTAGCGAAGGTGAAGCTCAAGCCAAAGCAAAAGCTAAATTTGACAAGGGTGATGATAATAACGACACGTTTAAAGAAGCTTATCGCAAACCAACTCAAGCAGAAATTGATGCTGATAAAAAGAAAGATAACGCTGGTAAAAAGCGCCCAAGCATGGATCATAAATCAGCAAAAAAATCTGTATATAAGAATATGATGGGCGGCCTAAAGAACGAAGAAGTTGAATTAGATGAAGCTTCTTTTTCGGCTGATGTTACTTCTGAGCCAGGACCTTTAAGAAGATATGTTAACACTGCTTTGAAAAAAGGTTTAAAAACTAAAGTAGTAAGACACGGCGGAGCTACAGAAGTTATTTTAACTGGCGATAGAGATGTTATCACCAAGTTTTTGAAAAGTCAAAAATTTTCTGCCAAAGAAATTGCCCGTGGGTTTGATAAAATGGAAGAATCTGTAGAACTAGATGAAATACTAGATACTCCAAAGGCTATGGACAGCTATAAGAATAAAGCAAAAGCGAGCTATAGCAAAGCTGCAAGCTCAGCAGCAGCTAAGATTCTTCGTGGTAAAGATAAAGACGGTAATCGCGCAGATCATCGTCCTGAGCTTAAAACTATGGCGAAAAGATCAAAAGGCTTGACTGCAGCTGATATGGTGGCAGTAAGAAGAACCTTTGATAATCTTAGAAAAGAAGATATAACAGAAGCAGATATTGCCGAGATCCTACGTCAATATGCTTTAAGCGAAAATGTAAATGCTGATCAACTTGCTGAGTTAACAGAAGAAGAGATCAATGAAATCATTGGTAAAGCAATCGGCGGAGCTTTTAAGTTAGGCGCAAAAGCTACTGTTGGTGCAGCTCGTTTAGCTAAAAAAGGCGTTAATAGAATGACTGTTTCAGGCAGAGCAGACGCTGCAGAAAAAAGAGCAAATGCTGCAGAAAAGAAAAACAAAGACCGTTTACGAATTAGAAAAGCTCAACAAAGATTGAGAGATGCTAAAAAGGCTGCACGTAGCGTGCAACCTTAGGCTGCACGTAATAAATAACAATAATAAAAACCCTATCAAGGAGAAAAACAAATGGCACTTTGGGGAAAAACAGACGCATTAGCTTCAGTACCAAAATGGTTAGAAGACGATGCAAATAACACAAACAAGTCAAATGACCGCGATAATGCAGTTTTTATTGACTTAACAGAAGCAGGTGTTGCTGCTAACCGCGCAAAAGGATTTAAAACTCCAGGTTGGTACGTGTATCACACATCAAACGGCCGTCACTACGCAGAATGCTTAGTACCAATGAAAGTATCTGCAGCTGATGCAGGCGACGCTGGTGTAACAGGTAATACAGCGGTTGAAGACGATATCGCAGCTGACAGCTAATAGGTATATTTTATTATGAAATTAGCAGAATCAACCTTTCTGTTATATGCTTCTAAACATTATGAGAATCCTCAATGTTCTGATATTTCAGAATTTGAAGAGGACTTAAAAAGGTTTCAGTACCTAAGAAAATTGTTTGGAAGATATAGACAAGATGATGATTTGAAGGAAAGGTTGATTCTAAACCACTTGATAATCATATATAATGTTTTTGGGCCAGAAGCTACAAATATGCTATTCATGAGATTACATGAGTATCATGAGTACCTTAAGCCATTTGTTGAATATTTGAACTTTATGCCTGAATTCATTATATACGAAGACGTGTTATTACACAAAAGTAATATTGTCTCAGATCCGTTTATTTCTGAGAAGCTTAAAGGAATCTGACCAATGGTCGTTGACTTATTTTTAGTATACCAATTCATCCGCCGACTAGCTACACCATTTAATAAGTGGGAAGCGTTTGAAACCGGCGTTATTGATGATAAAGGTAACATCTTAGTTAAGAAAAAAGATCGTACTTCTGAACAGAAAAAATCTTTTAAGGTTTTCGATGTTATGGTCAGAAATATGAAAAGACTTCTTGCTAAGCTTCCAGGCGGCAGTACTCGTTTTGCTTCATATGCTGCTGCTCTTTTCTTGATTAAAGAACATAAAGCATTTACTCCAGAATCTCTTATTACTGAAGATATGGATGAGGATGATTTAGAAGAATCATTAGAATTATTTTATGAGGGATACCTCAATTATACCACACTCGACGAACGTGTCAACTGTTTTTTATCAGAAAAATTAAAAGCTTCTGATGATATGGGTACATGGATTAAAGATTTCTATGACTCAGATGCTCCTCAATTCAAAGGTAAATCAAAAGCAAAACGTCGTCAAATGGCTGTTGCTGCAAAGCTTGATGCTATGGATGAAGATGGACCTTGCTGGGATACTCATAAACAAGTAGGTATGAAAAAGAAAGGGAACAAATTAGTTCCTAATTGTGTGCCTAAAAATGAAGACTTAGAAGAAGCTCGTAAGCCAGCACCTGTTCGTTGGAAAAGAGCCGGTGCTAATGGTGAAATACAAGCTACTATTGGTGGCAAGAAATACCAAATCGAAAAAGCTTTAGACCATAACGAACGCCATAAAGGTGAATGGAAAGTAATGGTTTGGGATAAACGCCGAGAAAGCTGGGAATGGGAAACTACTGAATATGGTAAAACCAATGCTAAAGCTTGGATTATGGACCGTATGAACGAAGAGCCAGCAAATAATATAGGCAGCGGAAACATTGCCGGTATGGATGGAAGCGCGTTCTCTAAAGCTGCTCAAAAGAAATGGACTTCATCTAATAAATCAAAGAAGAAAAAGCTTAGAGATATCATGGGAGATAAAATATGATTACATTAGAGCAATTCAGTGCAATGATTCCAAAGAATAAAGATCCTGAATCTTGGTACGAAGCTGCAACTGAGTTATTTGAAACATATGAAATTAATACACCAAACCGTATTGCTGGTTTTATGGCACAGTGTGCTCACGAATCATTAGACTTTACTCGTTTAGAAGAAAACCTTAACTACAGCGAAAAAGCCTTAAACTCAGTGTTTGGTCGTTATTTTGGTAAAGGAAAAAGAGATGCTGCAGAATATGCTCGTAAGCCTGAAAAGATTGCAAACTATGTTTACCAAGACGAGTTTAGATCCAAACGAGGTGCAATGGGCAACGTTAATGATGGCGATGGGTGGCTATTCCGTGGCCGCGGGATCAAGCAACTTACTGGCAGAAATAATTATACAGCGTTTGGAAAAACAATCGGAATGTCAGCAGAAGAAGCAGCAGAATATGTAGCAACACCAAAAGGTGCTATTGAATCTGCATGTTGGTTCTGGAAAACAAATAAACTTGACAGATGGGCCGATAAAGGCGACAATGTTGGGTTGACAAAGAAAATTAATGGTGGTACAATTGGACTAGATGATCGTAACCGTCGTTGGGAAGAAGCACTAGATATTCTTGGTGGAAAAGTAACAGCCAAAATCAAAACAATATCTGTTCCAGCTCGTACTCTTCGTAAAGGTATGAAAGGTGATGATGTTAAGAAAATGCAAAAAGCAATCGGCGTAGCTGCTGATGGAGATTTTGGACCAGGTACATTGGTTGCAGTTAAAAAGTGGCAAAAACTCAACGGTTTAGTCGCAGATGGTATTGTGGGTCCAGCTACGCAAGCAAAGATGTTTGGATAATAAATAGAACACGATACTAATTTTTAAAAAGGAGATAAACATGTCTTTAGAAAAAATCGTAGCGGAAGCAATGGCAGGCCGCCCATTAGAAATGAAAGAAGCTTTTGAAGAAGAAATTCAAACTCGTATTCAAGCAGCACTAGAAGCTAAAGCTGAAGAGCTAATGTCTGATGAAGATGAAGATGACGAAGATGAAGACGAAAAAAATGAATCGTTTTCAGAAGCTGATCTCGAAGCTTTAATTGAAGAAATGGATGATGAAACGTATGCAGAATTTGTAGAAGAGCTTGGTCAGCTTGATGAGTTGGACAAAGCAACCTTGGCTAGCTATAGAAAAAAG